CCGGATCGACTGGTTGTGGAGGCGTGCTCGCACAGACGTGAATGTATCTCCCGTACCAGGTTCTGGCATGTCAATGATGGGACATCGCGCCGCATCGAGCGTAGGGATGCTACCTACGATACGCTCGGCAGCATCATAACGCATAGCGATGTAATCCGTCAATGGGCCTGCGTACACCTCTTGGGTGTTGTGCTTACGAGGACACACAACAATGACCTGGTCAATGATTGCGGACGAACCGAATTCCATGACCGTCACAAAGTTGGTGGTAGCGTAAGGAGCCGTCAGTTCATCGATCGGTAGGTGACGCTTGTCGAATCCATCAAAGGCGTAGCCGATAGACCTAGGCACAGCCAAGGCACCCGTCCGCTTCTTCGTCTGACGAGGAGGAGGAGGTTTCGGCCTGGCCGAATTCGCATTCTGCCTCTTGTACAACGACCGAAGAGCGTCCTTTTGGGCCTGTGGAGCCTTGTTGACCCGCGCAGCTTGCTTCGCTGTCAGAGTCATCACAATTGCAAGAACAGGAGTTGTTTGCAATGGTGAGCAACGGCTGACTGCCAGATAGCTTGGCCAATAAGGCGCCCGTGGTGCCTGGTGGGTGGAGGTGCGCACTACACAGAGCGCGATACACCAATGAGCAATAGCACCAGCAAGAACCGGTGCGTGCGTGCAATTGCAAGTGCCCAATCGCGATAAGGATATAGCCGTGATCGCGATGAATGTGTCTAAAGCTGGCACCGCGGCGCTGACCAACACGCCACGGTTCCCCATACCAGCTCGCGGATGCCCGCAGGCATTCCCAAGACGCGACCACAGACCCAGTGCGTCCCCAACGGGGCAGCAGATGCCGTGAGTGCACCCCCATGCCGCCTTCAACACCACCCCCGATGAAGGTGTAGTTGCGCGCACACGGGCAAGCGAAGCTTACCCCTGCCAGCCACGAAGATCGGTGAACGCTCGCTCAAGCTTCAAGCGCTCCCGAACTTGCGACAGACAGGCTGGTGAAGACCCACGACAAATCACACTAGGATTGTGATGGAGATAGCTAACGTCTAGGGCAGAATGAGGGATAGCCACGCCCTCACTCACCGTAACCAGGTGCACCGCCTTTCATACAGCTAGTCGGACATTCGCTGCACTACTCGTCTTACGTACCTGTGGGGGTGTGGCGCGGAGCGCCACACCCTTGATGCACCTACTGTACACACGCCGCGCAATGCATACAGCTTCCCACGCTCAGGCTAGTCGCCTCACAATGTGAGGAAGGTTCCCAACCTAGGGACACAGGTCCTGCCCCCGACCGCGCCGCTCCGGAGAGCGGGCCCAAAGCGCTGATCCTACAACGAGCCAGCCTGGAGGTCGGCCGACCCCCAGCGTACTACTGGTCTCGCCCTGCGGACTGGGCTCTCGCTTTACAGTAAAAAGATGTACAAACCCCGGCGAATTCGCATGCAAAATCCCCCCCGTCATAGGGGTGGGGGGGCGGTAAGAGTCAGGTGAGTGGGGCGCTCAGCGCCCGCCGGAGCGCCACCAGCTGTCGCCAGTGCTGCTCCGACTCCAAGACGGCTGTGGAGGTTTCCCTTTCCCAGCGTGACCGTCTGCTTTGCCCTTACCGTCGGACTTGGGTGTGGCCTTGCCTTTCGCTTTCCCCGAATGGCTTTTCTGGGCCTGACCACCCTTGTCGTCAGACTTAGGTGCGGCCTTGCCTTTCGCTTTTCCTTTCTGGGCCTGGCCACCCTTGTCGTTTGGTTTGGACTTGGACTTCCCCTTTCCTTTCCCGCCGCCACCGTTGGATTTTGCAGCGTCGTCCGACCTGCCCTCCTTGTAGGCAGACTCTCGGGATTTTACACTCGCATATGTGCGAGCAAGCTGGACCGTTTGTTCTGCATCAGCAAGCAACATCTTGCTGCGGAACATTGCGGTGACCTTCTTGTGCTGTGCAGTGGCATGCCTGACGAGTGGTTCGAGCAGGCACCCGATATCTTCAAATTCGGTCCACAGCAGCATGGGGTCTCTAACGTGTGCGTCAGAGACCTCGATGGTCATCGTAAGTGAGTCAAAGGCCAAAAGCGATGCCGTGACGCTGTCCTTGGACACGGTCGCTAACTCGGGCATTTCAGATCTCCATGCGGTACAACACACGCGCACGACCCTGTCCCGGCGGACGGCACTGATGGTGTCGTGAGCAGTGTCACGCATCTCGCCGCACACCTGGAACGTAGTACTGGCCGCTTCCTCGAGGTTCCGCTTCTCAGGATCCCTGTCCCCATATAGCGTGGAGCGAGATCGAGCGGCATTACAGCCGATAAGGGACTCGAGTTGCGCGTAGCAGTAATCGCCGTGGGCCAGAAATAGCCCCCGTATGCCTAATGACTCCTTATTCATGATCGCTAACGCATAGTACTTCGTCAGCGCCAAGGTCCAAAAGTTAGCATCGCGTACAACCTCCAGCACCACCCCGTCGGCGTCACGTAACACGGTGTGCTGGGAACTGATTGTACAATGCGGCAGCTTCCTGATGGCCTTGAGAACCTTCGGGACGATGACGGCGACATCATAGTTGTCGGACTTCCCGCTGGGGAGGCCGATCCAGGCAGACAACATCTCGCAAACGGCGTTGTGGCCTACCATGTCGAAGTCGTCAGTGGTCAAGGCTGGCTCGAAGATGAAACCGGTCTTAGCGCTCATGACAGCCGAGTATTTTACGACAGCCTCCCTCGTGTTGAGCTTGGCCCATTCGTCTGTCTTCGGCAGCAAGAACGCATGTAACTGGTCGTCACCTTCGTTTATGCCCATATGGTAAGTGTGGATGTCGTCGTCTTTAAGCAGATCGCTCTTGACAGACGTGTCCTTCACCATACGGGGGGCCAGTGGGGCCCATTCAACATATTCTGCAACGTGCGGCAACGGGTACCGGCACCAATCTGGGTGCTGAGATGGTTCGGCACGCCTCTTGGCTGTGCGCCACTTCTGGTACGCGTCTTCACCATATACTTCAAGGACAGTGACTCCATTATCGACGGTGGACTCCAGCCGATTCACAAAGGATGTGGGTCCTATACCAGACAATAAGATTGCTAACAATGGCGTCAGCTTCAAAGTCCAGTACTTGAGGTCCAACGTTCCCCGTGGAAATGCATCAGTTGTGAGGTGCTCGTCTGGTGAATAAACGTACCCTCTAGTGACCAAGTGGTCTTCGAAGAGATCATTCATGACGGCCAAATATTTGACGCATTTCTTCCACACTCCGTCTCGGAAGCACGAGTCATTCTTGCTCTTGTCCGTGCCGAACACGACCGCCCCTTTGGGGACTGCGCGTAGAAAATCGGCAAAGCGGATGCGCTTCGTTTCCTCTGTTAGCCCCTTTAGGTTCGTGTGGTTGTACAGAACCGCGTGAAGAGCTTCCAGAGCCTTGATAATGGGCGATGTGCGCGCTTGGTGCAGCCCTTCGCTTCCTGCAACGCCGGGTGTGATGACTGCCCGCGAGCGCGAGCTATCTTCACCTTTCTTGCAGGCAGCGCTGGCACGCAAACGCTGGATGTGTTCAGCAGTGGCCTTCGTTTGAGCCAACAGGTCGCAAAGTGCGTTGTCGGCGGCGTAGAAAGCCTCGTCGAGCATCTGTTCGGTGAGCCATTTCTCATACCCATCAGTCGGGTACGAGTTGGGCTTACCGTCAGTCAGGAAGTCGTAGTCAAAGCGCTGCTCGTCACTGGTGAGGATGTGCTCGAAATCTTCTCGGTGATCCTCAATCAGATTCTCCCACACACGCTCCTGGTTCACGGTGAGTCGTGACTTTTGGCTGCGGTCCAAGTGGACGACGTACTCATGCGGCGTCCCCTCGGCGACTACAGTGTCACTATCGCCAAAATGGCGGTATACAGCACCGATGAAGTTAAGAGGGTTAGTGTGGTCGTTGGGTGATGGCTTTCCAAGCAAGTCCACACCCACACGAACAGCGCCAACGACACACTTCTTCTCCTTGAGCTCGTAGTCGCCCAATGCTGCCGTCTCGTACAGAACGATCGTCTCGTTGAGCGATCCTTGTATCTGCGGAGCCGGCACGGAGTAGACCATGGTGTCATGAGCATGTCCTGCTTCCTCTTTGGCCTCAGCAAGTTCATCGACTGATGCTTCAAGCCCCTGAGTGGCGAAGAAGTCTCTGAACTCCGGCTGATTGCCTGAGTAAGCGAGGATGTCACAATGGTTCTTCCCCGTGTCACCAGCATCGAGTAACATCGACATCACCACCAAGTTAGCCACGGTTTGCAGGTAGTTAAGTTTGGCCTGATCGACAGTGCCACTAACAGCCTTACGCAGCTTCCGTTGGACTTTCTGCATGTGGAGGTTCTTGGCCGGTTTGTCCTCACCAGCCAAGGAATCAGACACGTCCATGCACGTCGTCAGTACCACGGTCGGCACAATGACGTCTAGGACGAACAGATTCCTAGCCCCACATGGGTTAGCAACGTTAATGACCTTGGTGATGAACCCCTTGGCTCTACCAGCGTCCAGCCAGTTGCACAAGGAGCACTCCATCTTGACAGATGGGCTCGACTGCTCACCCATTGCCCGTTCCAAGTCCGCCCGGGCTTTTAGCGCGTTGCCCAGTAGGCGGAGTGGGACTTCAGTGTGGATCGGCTCCTCGGGTGTGCTGCTACCTTCGCTAGATTCGTCGAAAAATTCGCCGTCTGCGAGGTGCTCGCTCCCGATATTAAATGGATCGTCCTCACCGTCAACGAAGTCACTGTCTGTGCGCTGCAGCCCGCGGGAGGCTGCGAGAGCACCGTCTTCGCACGTTACAGTGTTGCCTTGATCGTCCGCGTCACTCTCTGAGTGCTTGGGTAAGCTGGGCCCGCCAATATCGCAGTGCTGAAATCCATCAAGAATGACGTCAGTCGGCACTGGTAATGTCAGACGCAAGTGAACGGCCCCTGCATCTTCGAAACGAGGATGCTGGCGGCCTATTGCGTCAGATGTCTGGCAAGCCCTCGTCAGGAGGTTCACGGCGTCCCGTTGGATCTTCATGATCCGTGGGTCCAAGCTTGTCTTGGCAACTTGCAATTGCTGAGGAGTGAGCACAGGAACGGCGCCGGAAACGCCATTGTTTCTGTACTTATAGCCCCGTGATTCAACGCTCGTACGTGTGGTCGGTGACACCACTCCTTCAATGAGGTTGTGCATTGTGGCATCTGCCCCTGCCACCAACCTACTGAGACTGGACCCGCCTACGGACGAGAACATACCAGTGAATGCCTTTGCCACCGCCACTGAAGCTGTCGACACTTCAGCCATTGGATTGTTGAATCACGCCACTCCTTTCTTGGAAGTCAAAGGTGCTCGGCACCAGAAACTTGCTGGTTTTGCAGGCCGCGTCTCCTGCGATACCAACGCTCAAGTCCGACTTGAG